CTCCTGCCGGGTCCATGGGCCTACTCATCCCAGCGGGGGGCGGTCGCTGCCCGGCCCGGTCCGATGAATAGGTGGCGCGTCCCCCGCGCCCCCGCACATTAACAGGAGGAATACATGGCAGATACCGAGGGGACCGACTTCCTGGTCTTGGTGAGGCGACGCACCACCACCCCGACCACAGCGGACCGGGTGGCTCAGGAGATGGCCCAGTGTGATCCGGACTACGGGGAGAGCACCCTGACCGTCACGGCCGTGCCCCTGGCCGTCCCCGAGCGGCCGGCAGAGCCGGGCACGCAGGATCCCCTCTCCGTCCACGAGGCGTGGGCGGAGAGGGTGGTTGAGACCGAGCAGGAGACCCTGCAGATGGTGGGCACGGTGGTCCAGGCCGCCCTGTCGGCGGCCGGGGTGCAGATCGGTGCGGAGAACCCGCTGGTGGATGGCAACTACTTCATCGGAGGCGAGGCGCCCAACGGCACTCCGATCTCCGGATCCCTGAACGTCACCCCGTGACGGACCAGGACGACAAGGACAAGGACAACGGGAAGGGATCTGGCCCGGGCGGCCTGAACCCCCCGAAGAAGTAAGGAGGTGATGCCCGCGTCGTAGCCAATCGCCCCGGGGGGAGCGTCCCGACCGTCGCTCCCCTCCCCGCCTCACACCAAGGAGACATACACTTGATTCGCAGGCTGCTCACCCCCCTGGTCCTGACCTTCCTGGCGGCCACGCTGGTCGTGCCGGTGGTCGTGGCCCAGGCCCGCCCCGCGCAGGCGTGCACCCCGGGCTGGACCCAGACCGCCTACACCAGCGCCGTCGCCACCGACGTGTTCGGCCAGAAGGCGGCCACCGACATCCTCGCCGTCACCGACAACTGCGGGTGGCGCGAGTACAAGTACAGCGTCTGGAGCCCGACCGGCAGCTCGCTCAGCAACGTCGGCATCGGCTACCGGGTCTGGGTCTGCGGAACCCTGGTCAACCAGGTCCACACCTTCGCCAACCCCGCGTGGTCGGGATGGTTCAACTACGGCGGCTGTGGCAACCAGACCGACAACGCCTCGGGGGTGGGCGGGACCACGGCCAACACCTCGGGGGCGGCGTACAACTCCAACAACTTCGGGGTCTTCTACGACCGACTCTAGGAAGGAGGTGAGCCAGTGAACGATCTGGTCGGACCGCTTCGGTAGTTCGGGGGGAGTCGGTGTCGAGCCCACCGGCTCCCCACCATCCAATAGGGAGGAACTCCAATGCCGACGATTTGCTCGTGCCCCATCTGCGGTGCCAACATGGAGTGTGGCGGCACCTGTCCCAACTCCGGCAGCCACGACGACAAGAAGAAGTGACTGACAAGAAGAACGGGGACCAGCCCGGTGATCGGGAGCCGGCCAAGCCGGGCACCGATCCCAAGCAGCCCGAGGGCAAAGATGGGGAGGAGAACGGCGGGAAGAAGAGGTAATCGGCCCCGAACCGTGTGTGACATTCCCTACCCAGCCGCCCCGACTTTCCGGTCCATCCGATAGACAGTCCGTACTCCATCGCCCCGACAGCCCTAACCGACCCGTTCGACAGTTCGGACCTGTCCCCAAGACGGTCCTGCTCTGTTCGACCCTTAGACCCCCAGGAGGGAGCACATGACTACGCTGTGGTACGAGTACCAAGTGAAGATCCGGGTGGATCGCCTGGTAGGCGGCATCCCGGGCAACCCCCATCTCATCCAGGCCTGGCTGGAAGCGGGTCGCGCCGCCCCGGGGGCGGAGAAGACGGCAGCCACGGTGGCGGCCTCAGGTGGCGCCCTGTCCCTGCCCGACCCCGTGGCCGAAGACGTCCTGGCCATGCTGGAGCGGGCTGACCTGGATCCGGAGGAGACCCACACCTGCATCTTCTACCGGGACCCCGAGGGCCATCCCTGCTACGAGTGCCGCTGCTTCAAGGCGGCGTTCAAGGAGGCGGCCAACGTCCTGGGCAGCAGCACCAAGCGCCAGGGCCTGCTGGAGGTGATCAACCTCCGGTCCAAGCTGGCCGAGCGGGTCTTCGTGGTGGGTCGCTACGTGCGACTGGAGAACGTCCAGGTGATGCGCTTCGAGAAGCCCATCTCCGTGATGACCATGCAGGGACCCCGCACCAGCATCAAGCGTGCCGAGTACGTGGAGGACGTGGAGATGGACTTCACCCTGCGCGTGCTGCGGGACAACCTGATCACTCTGGAGCACATCCGAACCATCCTCGACTACATGTCGGTGGGCGGGATAGGGTCGGACCGCTCGCAGGGCGCTGGCACCTTCACCCTCCTGGATCTGCGCCAGACGGCCTGACGAGCCGACCCGAATCAACCCTCGTGACAAGCCTTACCATTCGTACGACAACCTGAGCCAACCCGTAAGGACCAGCCTGTCCAACGCCCGTCGACAACCCTACTCTCTCTCAGTCCGATCGACACGCCAGACCGTGTCTCTCCGGACCCCGCGACTACCCCTACCCGGCCAACCGACGGAACGGACCATATCGACCCGGGCCGACCAACCTGGCCAGACCCGTCCGCGCGACAACCCTTCTCAACGCGTACCGCCCCCGCCGCACTTGACGGCGGGGGCGCCGCTGTGCTATACTGGTGGTGTGTACGAGAAGACCCAGGCCCGGATCCAGAAGGCCGTGGAGTTCCTGGCCTTTACCGAGAAGGAGCTGCGCGAGGTAGGGCTTACCGAGACTCTGGGCGCGGAGGCGGGAGCGCACACCCACGGAGTGCGAGCCATCCTCTCCGCGCTGGACGATCTGAACACCTGCCGGCAGTCCCTGATGGAAACCCACGACTTGCTGCTGCGGCTATGACACTGGGCGAGTACATCCAGAAGCTGCAGGCCCTGCCTGCGGAGTGGATGGACCTTCCGGTGCTATGGGACAGTTGGAATGCGGACGCTCGCTATGGCCAGAATGAATACGTGGAGCCCGTGGTAATGCCAGCAAACTGGCTCCACCCAGGAGCCCCCCGACTGGTGAGGTTGTGACCGAGCCCTACGTCTTCAGCTACTCCGAGCTGGAGGACTGGCGTCAGTGTCCCTTCAAACATGAGCTGAGGTGGACCGAGCGCTGGAAGGAGCCACGGGAAGGGGAGGCAGCGGCCCGTGGCCATCGCTGGCACGAGATCATGGAGTGCTACTACGGGTTCCGCATGGAGGGGAACGGTCCCCGGCGAGCCGCCCGTTGGACGTGGAACCGCCACCTCTTCGGGGACCGCTCGGACGAGGGCGAGCTGCTGCGCTGGATGTTCCGAGGCTACACCGAGCACTGGGGTGGCAACCGCGAGTGGCGTGTGCACGCGGTGGAGGTCCGCATGACCGTCCCGGTGTGGCAGAGCATCTCGATCAAGATCAAGGCCGACCTCATCGTGAGCCTTCGGTCCGATCCCAAGATGCGGATGTGGCTGGTGGATGCCAAGAGCAGCAAGAACCTGCACTCGCAGGACGAGCTGCAGCTCCACCCACAGTTCCCTCTCTACACCTGGGCGCTGCGCAAGGTGGGCATCCCCGTGGTTGGCAGCATCCACGACAACGTCCGGACCCAGCGCAACGTCAATCAGGACAAGCAGTCCCTGGAGAGCCGGCATCGCCGCACCCTCCTGCACCACAACGCCAAGGAGCTGGAGACGGTGGCGCGCGATGCTTGGTACGACATCACCGCGATGATAGACACCAACCGGCAGGCGGGAGACAGGCCCCGGCATCTGGATCCCGAGCGCTGCCGCTATCGCTGTCCCTTCACCGAGCCATGCATAGCCGGGATGCGTGGCACCCCAACCCGTCCCTTCCTGCACGACCTAGGGTTCGTGCGGGAAACCACCCGCCATTAGGAGGAAGAAGGTGCCCCCTTCACACCACCACGCTGTCGACGACGAGTTCGCTCGCCTCATGGCCAGGGGCCTGACCCTCGACGATTCCCCGCCCAACCCCGACGAGGAGGCAGCGTTCCGGAAGATGGGCGAGGAGCTGCGCGAGGATCTGGGTGACAAGGTCGTCCCGCAGGACAACATCGCCATGGCCCGCACCTACTACGTGGATGCCCTGGACCGGGGCACCCTGCAGCGAGTCCAGGAGGACGCCGATGCCCACGGGGTGCCGACCAACGCCCAGATGAGCATGGGGACGCTGGAGGAGGAGCTTCAGGGCAAGGACCCGTCCGTCCGAGCGCTGGCCCAGATCATCTCCGCCGCCACGAAGGTGGGCCACTGCCGCATCACCTACCGCTGGTGTGCCGGCCGGCTGGACAGCCCCGCCACGCCCCCGTCCGCGCCACCGGAGGAGGCACGTGGCGCCCACCGCGCGTAGGCCCGCCCGGGGGCGCCGCCCCCGCCGTGCGGTCTCGCCCGAGCAGCACCCGGCCCCTTCGTGGCAGACTCTGGAGGAGCAGACCGACTGGGCCAAGGTGGTTTACTACGGGGACTCGGGCACGGGCAAGACCACGGCCCTGGCGTCCATGGCCAAGATGGGTCCGGTCCTCGTGGTCAACGCCGAGTCAGGTCTGAAGAAGCGGCCCCTCCGGGGACTGGGCATCCCGGTGGACCAGATCCAGACCACGCGGGTAACCGGCTTCGACGACGCCGAGGCCCTCACCCGGGATCTGCACCAGCGCTTCGAAGACGACCCCTCCTGCCTGCTGGCTGTCCTGATCGACTCGATAACGGAGATCGAGACCGTTCTGATGAACGAGGGGCTGTCCGAGGAGGTCCGCAAGGCCCAGCTGCGGGGGGTGGACCGGGACGTCTTCCTCACAGAGGGGGACGACTGGGTCCGCAACAACGCCAAGATGCGCCGGTTCATTCGGCGGCTGCGGGACCTGCCCTGCCACGTGGGCTTCTCCGCCCTGTCTCGCCGCGACATCGACGAGGAGGGGGTGGTGATGTACCGCCCCGCCCTGGGTCCCCAGGTGGCCGGCGTGCTGGTCGCCTACTGCGATATCTCCGTGGCCATGCAGCCATTCATCGTCCAGCCCCGCCACAGGGACATCGTGTGGGGCATCACCCGTCGGCAGGGCAAGTGGTCGGGCAAGGATCGCTTCCGCATCCTGCCCGCTCAGATGCCCTACCCCTCTCTGGACCGCATCGTGGCGTACCTGGAGGGCAGTCTGACTGCCAAGACCGACCCGGAGGTGGCAGCCTTCCGCGCATACCGGGATAGGAACAAGGAGACCTAGATGCCAGCGCTTCCCCGCGCAAAGGCCAAGTCCGTTGCCCAGGCCGAGAGCAAGGGGCCCTCGGCCCTGCTCGAGCTGGGTGTCTACCCCGGCAAGCTGATCGACGTCACTGTGGTGGCCGGCAAGGCCGCCTCCCAGTGGAACACCCAGTGGGAGGTCCGCTTCGAGGGTGCCAAGTACACGCTCTGGGAGCGCATCTCCCTGTCCGAGGCCGCCGAGTGGAAGATGAAGGAGTTCTTCGAGGCCTTCGGCGTTCCCCCCACCACCAACACCGACGAGCTGCTGGGCGAGACCATCGACCTGCAGGTGGGGGTGGAGACCATCCAGGCCGGCAAGCGCAAGGGGGAGGAGACCAACAGCATCGAGGCCTTCCTGCCCCCCGGCGCCGAGGACGGCGAGGAGGAAGAGGAGCTCGAGGACGACGACGAGGAGCTCGAGGACGAGGATCCCGACGAGTCCGAGGACGAGGAGGACCTCGAGGAGGATGAGGAGGAGCCCGAGCCCCCGCCCCCACCGAAGCGCAAGAAGGCCCCCGCCCCGGCGCCTGCGCCCGCCCCAGCCAAGACCAAGCGGCGCCGGGCCGCAGCAGCGGACGACGAGCCCCCGTTCTAGATCCCTGACCGCCGGGAACCACCCGCAAGGGTGGTTCCCCCACCACAAGGAGTGATATGTCCGAGGTCCGATGGTTCCGGGAGGTCTCTCGCACGCAACCTGCAGCCTCCAGCGACCGGACCAAGCAGGTGTGCAGGGATCTGCGCGAGAATGAGGGCCTGTGGATGGCCGTCTCGTCCCACATCTCCAAGGGCGCTTCCCAGGTGGCGCTCTACCGCTGGCGCAAGCGCTGGTTGCTCCAGGAGGATGGCCTCGAGTTCCGAGGGAAGGTTCGCATGATCGATGAGGATAGCGACCAGCCCTGGGCACTGCTCTTGGCCTACCGACCCCGGCTGGAGGTCGAGCCATGACTCCTCCCCGCCGGTTCTGCCTGCTGCGCCACAAGGACCCCACCGGTGTATCGGGGACGGGCGTGGTCGCGCGCGGCTGCTACTTCCCCGAGCAGGAGATCGCGGTTCTGGTGTGGGCCGGGCCCGACCCCTCCGTGGTCGTGAGGCACGGCACCCCTGGCAGCCCGGGCGTAATGGAGGCCACCCGACGAATCCATGGCCACGATGGCATGACCTCCGTCCTGTGGGAGGACGAACCATGAACCCCATCCGGGGAGCGAAAGCCACCTTTACCATACGTGATGAATGCGGTCAGATTCATCCCGATGCCCTAGTCTGGGCAGGGTACGTCAATGGCCTGAAGATCATTCACGGTGCCCCGGTGCGGGTTCCCGTGTCGCCCCCCAACTCCTTCTACACCACAGCTGGTGGCGGTGTGATCAGCGAGAAGGAACTCAACCGCGTGCAGGCCCAGAGCTTCCGCAGCAAGGGCGCCGACAAGGCGTACGGGGAACTCCTCCTGTGGGAAGGGACCCGTCGTGTCCACATCAAGCATGCTCCCGGCCGGCGCCCAGTCCCGCTGCGCGGGAACCGCGACCCCGAGGATGGCGAGGAGGGCACTCTGGTAGCCAGTGTGCTCCTCAAGCCCGGAATGGCCGGATTCAACGACGGAGACGAGCCTCTGTGATCTGGGCGCTGGATACCGAGACCTCGGCGCTGCACCCGGACGACGGGGGACGGGCCGTGGTTCTCGCCTGGGCCTGGCGCACCCCGGAGGGGAAGCTCCGGTCCCGCGCCGTGCCCACGCCCCACGCCACCAACCCCGAGTGGCCACGCCTGGGAGTGGACGAGTGGCGCAAGATAGTCCAGGGGCTGGCCAACCGCGAGTCGCAGCTGGTCTTCCACAACGCCAAGTTCGATCTGCTGCATCTCGACTACATCCTGCGAGGCCAGGTCCAGCCGCGAGGGGAGCGGCTGCGCCCCATCCACGAGGCGCTGGTCGAGAACACCGTCTGGGACACCATGCTCGCCCAGAAGGTGATATCGGGGGAGAACAGCGCCGCCCTGAAGACCACGGCGGCCCGACTCTGGGGAGAGGCGGAAACGGCCGAGGCCGATGAGCTGGAGGAGTACTTTATCCAGAAACGACAGAAGACCAAGCCCCTGTACGCCGAGGCACCCTGGGACCTGGTCAAGAGATACGCCCGCAAGGACGTCAAGCTGACTCTCCGCTTGTTCGAGTGGCAGCAGGAGTACCTGGCCGGCTGCGCCCGCCCCTCCACCCGCGCCCTGGTGGCGCGCGAACTAGCTTTCATGAAGGTGGTGCTGGCTATGGAGCAGCGTGGCGTGGCCTTCGATGCCGACCGCGCCCGAGAGAGCTCTGAGCTGCTCCAGCCCGCTATCCAACGGGTGGCCAGCCAACTCCCCTACCGACCCACCCTGCCAGCGGCCAAGACCTACTACTTCGGCTCCCCCGGAGAGGGAGGCCTAGGCCTGCAGCCCAAGTCGCTCACCAAGAAGGGTGCCCCTGCCCTGTCCGAGCGTGACGTGGGAGCCATGGCCCAGGAGGGAGTGCCCTACGCAGCCGAGCTGCACCGATACCAAGCCCTCATGGCCATGAACACCAAGTGGTTCGTCCCGTGGCCACGGATGATGGGGGAGGATGGCCGGGTTCGCGCCAGTTTCAATCTGACCAACGTCCGATCGCACCGGCTATCCGTGCAACGCTTCCAGGTCCAAGCCATTCCCCACATTCGACATTTCGTGGATCTGGAGCTGCCCGAGGGCGTAGCCCTTCCCCGCGAGCTGTTCCGAGCCAAGCCCGGCTACCGCCTGTGGGAGATAGACCTGTCGCAGGGCGAGGTCCGGATAGCCACGGCGATAACTGGGTGCCGGGCCATGAACGAAGCCATCCAGAGCACCGACGTCCACGGAGAGACCTGCAAGCGCATGTTCGGGGTAACCGAGGAGGCGCCCAACTGGAAGAGCCGGCGGGACATGGCCAAGCGTCTCACCTTCGGCACCATCTACGGGGCCGGTCCCCAGAAGCTGGCCGATACCGCCTACCTGGACACCGGGGTTCGCATCCCCGTCTCTGAGATGAAGCGGATGGTGGATGACTACAAGCGGGTGTTCCCCGAGTTCTTCATCTACGCCCGCCAAGCTGAGCGATCCTGCGAGCGTCTGGGCTACGTCACCCTGGTATCGGGAAAGCGCCGGTACTTCAACTTCGGTGCTCCGCTCTGGGAGAAGGCCTACCGGGCATTCAACGCCGTCATCCAGGGAGACCTGGCCGAGACCATGCGGGACGTCATGATCAAGGTGGAGCGCGAGATCGGGGGCGTGCTGCTCCTCCAGATCCACGACAGCCTGGTGGTGGAGCTGCCCCGGCGCTCCCCCGATGGCACCGACACGGAGCACGCCCAGTTCATTCGGGACATCATGGTCAACACCTATCATCGGCAATACGGCGTGGTCTTCGACGCGGAGGCCGGGCTATGGGAGGACAAGAAGTGAACCCCTGCGACAAGCACGGAGAGCTGGTCTACTACGTGAATGGGCAGAAGAAATGCCTGGCCTGCGGAGGTGACTGCTGATGGCCGGATTCGGCCGCATCCAGGTGGTGGTGGGCGGCCAGTATGGGTCGGAGGGCAAGGGGGCGGTCTGCAAGTGGCTGGCCCAGGAGAGCCCCGGCCTGGTCTGCGCCCGGGTGGGCGGTCCCAACGCCGGGCACACCGCCTACGACGGGAAGGGGCGGGGGTGGAAGCTCCAGCAGGTGCCGGTAGGCGCCCTGGTCCAGGACGGCCCCCTGGTTATAGGGGCAGGATCCGAGGTAGATCCCCTGTTGCTGGGTCGCGAGATCTGTGCCCTCGAGGAGGCGGGCATCCCGGTGGCCTCGCGTCTCCTGATAGACCAAAGCGCCACCATCCTCACCGAGCAGCATGGCTGGGCCGAGACCGAGGGCCTGGCCCACGGGGAGGGGGGACTATCCCGGCGCATAGGCAGCACAGGCAAGGGAGTGGGCGCTGCCCGCGCCGATCGCATCTGGCGCAAGGCGTTCACTGTGAGCAGCGACCTCCAGGTGAGAGGGGAGACTGGCAGCACCTGGAAGGTCTGGGATCCCGACCACGGAGCGGTGGCCGCTCGCATCCCGGTCACCGACACCGCTCTCTACCTGGAGGGCGCCCTGGCCGACGGTAGGATGGTCCAGATAGAGGGAACCCAGGGATATGGCCTGGGCCTCCACACAGAGAACTACCCCTTCGTGACCTCAGGGGACTGCCGAGCCATCGATATGCTGGCGCAGGCCGGCGTCTCGCCCTGGTCGGTCCCCGAGGACCATCTCGAGGTATGGGTGGTGTTCCGTACCTTCCCCATCCGCGTGGCCGGCACCTCGGGGCCGCTGCGGGGAGAGACCACCTGGGAGGAGCTGGGGCAGCCACCCGAGATCACCACGGTCACCCGCAAGCAGCGACGAGTGGGCGCCTGGGACCACGAGCTGGCCCGCGCCGCCCTGCACGCCACCGGCGCCTACACCTACCGGGGCGCCACCCACGTGGCTCTGCTCTTCCTCGACTACCAGTTCCCCGAGCTGAAGGGCTGCCTGGATCCCCATCGCGTGGAACAGGTGGCCGGGGAGTTCCTGGCTCAGCGGGAGAACGAGTTGGAGCACCAGATTCGGCTGGTCGGGACCGGCCCCAACCACATCGTAAGGAGAAAGAACCGCTGATGGCAGGACCCCAGGACAGCCGCAATAGTGGCACCGTGCCCAACCGCGATCTCGGATCGCCGGTGGCGTTCCTCCGAGCGGAACATCGTGAGGGCAAGCACGCGGGGCGCATGCTGAACGGCGACTGCCCCGATTGCTATCCGAACGATTCCGTGCAATCCGACCACGGACAGCCGGTCTGGGAATCCACCGATCCCGCCTCCGTGACCGAGACGGTGCGCCTGCTCTGGGAGGACCTCAACCGAGCGGAGATCAACAAGGTCCTACCCAAAGCAGTGGAGTACGGGGCCGCCGATCTGGATCTCATGGGCCACGCTCTGGGCCTGATGCTGAACTCCCCTCGTGCCCGCGAGGCGAAGTGGACGCCGGCCGAGCTGCAGGAGATGGCCTCGGCCTTCTACGCCCTGGGCAAGGTGGCCCGGGTCTTCGGGGCCTTCGCCCAGGGCCAGGTCCCCTCCGAGGACTGCTGGCATGACCTGGGCGTGTACGCGAGGATGGTCCAAGTGATCCGTCGCCGAGGGGGATGGATGTGAGGGTAGCCCTAGTCGGCCCCATAGACCTGGGAGGAGGGGCCACGGAGACCCAGATCCAGGCCAACCTCGATCGCTTCGACAAGGCAGAACTGGTCCTAGCAGGACGAGGTCACACAGTTTACAACCCCGCTCGGCGAGGACGAGTTCATCGCTACGAGTGGAGCCGGGCCGATTTCATGCGGGCCAGCGTGAAGGACATCTTGCAGGTGGAGGGCATAGCGCTGCTGCCGGGCTGGGGCGCCTCCCCCGGGGCCACCGTGGAACTCTCGCTGGCCCGGCAGCTGGATCTGATCGTCATTCACATCCAGGAGGAAGAGCTGTGACCATATTCAGCGACTATCTGGCCCGGCGCCGGGCCCGCCGCCAAGCCGCCCTGGCACCCCCCGCCCCGGCCTCCGGTCAGACCGCACCGGACCCACGGGAGCGCCTAGGCCCGGCCCGGCACGCCCTGCGGCGCGCGGACCCCACAGCGGGTCTCCGCTCCGCCTACGCCATGGAGCCGGAAACCGAGCTGGAGGCTACCGGTCGCGCCCTCCGAACCCTCCCTCTGCATTTCGCCCCTGCTGGTGAGATGGCCGTGGCGATGGAGGACCTGCATCTGCCCTCTCGCACCTACCCCGACGACGCCGGTCTCGACCTCTTCGTCACTCAGGACGCCGTGGTGCGCCCGGGGGAATTCGTCGACATCCACTGCCATCTCGCGGTGGAGCTGCCCCCCGGGGTCTGGGCCCTGGTCATAGGCCGCTCCAGCACCCTGCGCAAGCGCGGTCTCATGGTCAATCCGGGGATCATCGACACCGGGTACCGAGGCGAGCTGTTCACCGGGGTGTGGAACATGGGACCAGCCATGGCCCGGGTAGAGTTCGGGGAGCGCCTGGCTCAGCTCATCCTCTTCGACAACGTTACCGCCCGGTACTTCCCTCACCCGGTGGACCAGCTGTCGCCATCCCTCCGTGGCAGTCAGGGATTCGGGAGCTCGGGCCGATGAGAGATCGGGTCCCTCTGGATTTCGAGACCAATCCCGGAGCTAGCGCTCGCGAAGCTACCTTGCTCGAGCGCATCGACGACCTGTGGAAGGCCCAAGCACAATCCGCCGAGAAGATTGTCACGCTGGAAGCTCGCGTACTGGAGCTCGAGCGAGTCTTGGCCCTGCAGGTGGGGATCGCCACTTCTTCCTGGACTCGTCAGTCCCAGGTCGAGGAGAAGCGCCCGTACTGAGACATAGAGGAGCCCTCTCTCCCGCATTGGGTTTGAGGGCTCCCCCTTGGGAGGAAGAAGGCTAGTAGATGAAGGTCTCTAGCGGGATGGTCGCCAGATACACGGTCCGGAAATCAACCACATCCCACGCCTTGTAGTTCATCTCCGAGACCACGAAGGACCCATCGGCGTTCACCGATTCCACGTAGGCCACGTGACCGATGGGACCCTCCCAGGTCACCATGATAGCCCCCACCCGAGGCGTCTTCCCCTCCGGAAACCCCATTCGAGCCGCGTTGGGTCCCCACTGCCCGGCATCACCGAACCAGGGGATTGGGCGCTTGTTGGCCACGTACCAGGTGCAGTACCCGAAGCTGAAGTGGTTGCCCACGGCGCCCACCGCTGGGCGAGGTCCCGGGGCTGGTTCCGCCCCGGAGGGCGCCGCCAGCTGCGCGGGGGGAGGCGGCGGGGGAGGGGCCGTGCCCCCCGGCATCCGCAGCACCTGTCCCGGCGCTATCTGGTCGGGATTGGCCACGGTATCGCTGTTGGCCAGCTCCGCTGCGGCCAGATCCACGCCCCAGGCCCAGGCCAGCGTGGAGAAGGTGTCTCCCGGCTGGACGGTAACCGTGGGGGGAGGTGGCAGGGGAGGTGGCGGGGGCTGCGAGCACCCAGCCGGCAGCTCCAGCAGATAGCAGGAGTCGAGAACGGCCCCACGCGGGGCCTCCGCCCCAGGGTCTGCCGGGGTCTGGGTCGGGGCGGCCACAAGGAAGGCGATAGATGCCAGAATGCCGATCATTCTAAGGACCTCCGTTCCGACCACGCCCAGAGTGGATACTGTGGCGTCTACCCCTAGACTTCCTTGGCAAGGTCGGAGTTTGTACGGCGCCCCACCCGCGTCGAGCGAAGCGCCGGAAATGAAGAAGGAGACCTACGGTTGCGTAGGCCTTCCCACCGGTACTCCGCTCACGAGCCACACCAGCTCGTACAGCGTATCGCGAACCACGGGCAGCGTAGCTGCTGCCGCCGCCCCGACCAGCGCCAGGAACGCCGGCCCGAAGGCCGCGTGCCAGTCCCCGCCCGGGATGGTCGTCGTGGCCAGCGTCAACACGAAGGTGGTCAGGATGGCCAGACCACGGGTGGTGGCGAAGTCCTGTTCGACGAAGGCGCCGAGGCGGTGCCAGTCGAAGTCGTGCAGACGCAGCAGGTGGAGAAGCGCGCCGACGACCACGTGGGCCAGAACGGCAAGCAAGAAGATGAGCACCGTGGCCACCTCCGGGTGAACCATGATCAGTGCCTGCAGCTGGTTCATGTCGTTCGTCTCCCTCCCGTCGAGAAAATCAGCGTTGGGTAGTATAGCACAGCTGGGGAGGGGCTGTCAAGCCCCCGTCGTGCGCGTGTAGTAGAGGCGATTCCAGAGCCAGTTAACTCGGAACAGAGCGGCCACCAGCAGCTCGCCGGTCACGGTGAAGGCCACTCCAACCACGCGATAAAGCGGGGTGGGGGACGGAGGAGTGGGAGCTAGCATGCCCAGGCCGCCCAGGGCCAGCAGCAGAATATGCAACCCCAGCATGACCATTCCTATCAGGAAGAACGCCTCCACCGCCATCTGGGTGCTTCCATTCCGCTGGGCGGCTTGGGCGGCCCGGCCGTCCGTGACGACCTCCCGGATGAACTTGGCCGACAGGAATACCCCGGTCCCTGCGGTTAGGGTCCACTCGAGCTCGGCCACATTGATAGTCGGAGTGATGTCTTGTGTCCCCAGCCACGCGAGATGGGCCGAGGAGACAGCCACTCCCAGAGCCACGAGGGCCCAGGCCCGACGCGAAATCGTTATCAACCATCCCTCCGCAGAGTGGCGTTCCGGATAGCTTCTATCCGACGAACACGAGCTTGGAGATCCCGCACCCGCTGATCTTCCTTCTCGTGCACCTCTCGGGGAGTGATGTATGTATCGGATTGCGGGGGGCGCCGCAGGAGCCAGTCCACCAATCTCACACCTTCGCTACCTCGCTCGCGATCGTGGTCGAGCGCTCAGCCATCTGGAGAGTAAGGAAGTATCGATCGCGCCACAAGTCACGGTCAGCCCGCAGCGCATCTCTGTCCTTTTCCAGTGCCTCTACCTCTCGTCCGAACGCCCACCAGCGACGGTAGAACCCTACAAGAATGAAGAATAGGAGCCCACTGAACCCTAGCTTGGCCAGGGTGTTGTAGATCCCTATGAAGTCTATTCCGACCACCCGCCACCTCTACCGGAGGCCCAGCCTCCCTACAGAACCGGAATGGGAAGTGAGAACTCCCCGGTCTGCGTGGTCCACACGCTGTCGTAGACCCGCCCCCCGGGCGCGCGCTCCACCGCCCGCACCCGCAGCTCGGTCTCGTCGGCGTTCCACGCGGTCCCGTCCTCGAGCAGCACGACACTCCACTCCCCCGGCACGGGGTCGTTGTGAAGCAGCTCCCCCGTAACCGACAGGTGGAGGTGGCGCATGTGGCCCCCGTAGATCACCAGGAACACATCGCTCTCCCCGCCCTGGCGAACCAGCTTGATGGGATTCATCTCTTCTTCCTCCTCGATTGCAGGGGGCGGGCCTTCTCCCCCACGACCCGGACCCTCCGAAATGAACAGGTACTCGGCGGTGTTGATGTCGTACCCCACCCCAAGGAAGCTGGCATCGAATGCCCACTGCACCGCTATCCAGCCCGGCATGAACGACGGGTTGAAGATGGTAGCCGGGTTGCCCCACCCCGGCTTGGCCACCCAGATGGCGTCGAACATCTCGCCCAGGGCCGCACACCCGTCGGGCGTGCAGTAGAGCACCGGCCGCAGCCCGGCATCCCTTACCGTCTTGGCCCACCCCGCCGCGTACACCCGCGACTGGCCGGGTGCCCCTCGGTAGATCCCGGGCTCGAGATCCAGAGCGAAGAGGTCGCCATCCTCCGCCTCATAGGCGTTACGGTTCCACTGCGCGAAATAGGCGCCATCGGCAGCCCCGTCCCGCCCCAGCACCGTGGTGACGTGGATGCCCATGCCGTGTCTACCCCCCTGGCGCAGCAGACGAACATCCGATGCGAACCACGGGTGCAGGGCTATGTTTCCGCCCACGTAGTAGGCGAACTCCTCCGCGCTCTCGTGGGCCAGAACGGCGTTGAAGGTGAATACGGAGCCGTAGTAGGCAGCGTCCAGGAACTTGATCCAGTCGCTCACGTCCGGCCCTCCTGGGCGCAGTCGTGACACCCCACCGCCTCGCCCTCGATCATCCGAATCTCGGTGTGCCGGTGGTGCCGCATAAGCTCGTGGCCACAGCTCAGCACCACCCGGTCCTCTAGAACCTTCTCCACCACGCGCCAGGGAAGGTCCGGGTGCGGGAACCGCTGCCGCGACCTGTATTGGTCGTCCATATCATCCTCCCAATTAGATTCCGCATAGCGCCAGATCAGGTCATCGCTCTCCTCCTCAGGCAATATTCCACCGCACCGATCGCCGTACCAACCACTGCGCAAAGAGAGGTGCCGCCAGAGTCCGGTCCGTGGCCACGGAGGGGGCTCCTGTGGTTGGCAGCATCCAGAACCCGTACCGTCTCACCGCCCCCTGCGTAGGACCCGCGCTATCGCCTAGCCCAAATACCGTGGTGCTGGCCAACCTGCCCTGGTTTGTTGGAGTATTCTGATAGAACCAGCCGAAAATGGGCGAGGCGGTAGCTGCAGCCTGCGCCCCCGCATAGCCCGACACCGAGGTGGTGGCCAGGCTGGAGGGGAAGGTGGTGGAGGAGGTGCTCTCCGTGAACCCGGTAGCGTAGGTGCCGCCGCCCACTATGGTCCACGAGAGAGCATTCAGGCTGGTGTTGGACTGGGTCATGGGCTGGAAACCCACATACCCGTGGTAGCCGGCCGCATCCAGCTTGTACCAGAGCTTGGCCCAGTTCCCGGCCGAGGTAGACAGCATCACCCGGATGCGTACCTCGTGCCACCCCAGCATCTCTATGCTGACCTCACGCAGCGTCCCCACGTTGGCCGAGTTGTCCTGGTACTCGATGTCCCCCAGGTACTGCCAGACCGCCGTTATAGAGGTGTTCCAGAAGTACACCTTGGGTGCCCCGGCCTGCCCGGCCTGGAACAACAGCAGCCACAGACCGTTGGTGACCACGCAGTCCCCGGTCCACATGTGCTTGCGACCGTACACCTGCACCCAGTTGGTGTTGACGAATACGCCCGCACTTGTGGGGATAGGGTTGGCCGTGGTGTCCATCGTATCGAACACCTTGATGCAGCCGGTGAACGCAGCCGCTATGGTTCCGGGCCGCACCATGGGCGCCGGATTGATGTTGCCCACAGGGAAGGTGGAGATGGGGATGGTACCCTCAGCCCCCACCCGTGTCCCGGCTGTCGGCGGCGGTAGCGTAGCCCCTATGGGGAAGTTGATCAGAGTAGAAGGGGTGGCGCTGTAGGAGGAGTTCATAGCCCCTCCCACATAGCCCACCGCCCAGCGGCTCAGGGTGTACGGCGCCACCAGGCTGGCGTCCATCGTGCAGATCACGAACCCCCCCATCACGGTGGAGTAGTTCGGCTGGAGGTTGCTCAGGTAGTACCAGCCATCGTGCAGCTCGGGAGCGTTGAGCGCACCTCCGCCCACGCCGGTGCTCGTCCACTGGATGTTGACCGGCTGCAAGTCGCGGTTGCTTGCCACCTCCTCCAGCTGCCGTAGCAGCAGCTCGAGGGCCGCCGGGCTGTTGGCGCTCTGCCCACCCAGCGCCCGCCAAGCGTTCACGCCTATCCCCACGCCCACCTGCTTCCCCAGGGATCCCCCCAGCGACCAGACCAGCTCGTCCGCGCCCCCCATGGCGGTATTCAGATTCTGGCCCATGGTGGGGACCGGCCAGGGATGAGAGGGGCCGAGATCCAGGTCGTTGAAGGTGCTCATTGGCGTACCCCGAAGATCTGATTGAGGATTTCCAGGTTGGACTCCAGGTTCTGCTGCCGCAGTGCATTCTGCCGCCATGTCCATTCATCCAACTGAACGTCCATGAAGGGGCTCCTCTCCCGGAAGGTGTAGCCCACCACCAAGGCCGGCATGTCCAGAATGTCCACGGGGGGGCAGTCCAGCTCCACCAGATCCAGCTCGTGGAACATCTCGGCCACATCGGGGGTTCGCAGGATGGTCACGGTTTTGGCCTGGTTGGGAGCCGACCGAATGGTGGCCGCGTTCTCTCCCTGCCGGCGCAGGGCCAGGGCGTCAGCCGTCCCTACGTCCACATTCTGCTCGGTCAGTGCAATGGTATTGGCCAGCGACCCGGCTTCCACTCCTATGGACTGAGCGTTCAGGATGGAGACCCAGTTGACGTTGCCGCCCCCCGCCGAGGAAGCGTCTCCGGACATCCGTATCTCCGTGGCCAGAGACTGCAGGTTGCCCTCCAGCTTCAGGTCCACCAGATTGCGCCCCCACTGGAACTTGACCGATCCTGTGAGATCGCGTCCCACGTTGGTCGCGGCTCCGCCCTTGGTGGGCACCACCCCCAGATCGATGAAATCCCCCGAGAAGTCGGCGGCCGTCCGCTTGCGAATGCGACAGCCAGCTATGGACGCCCCGAAGGTGATCATGTCCAGGAAGCTCTGGCCATTCACGGGAATGTTGCCGGCTGGTGGCCCTGTGCTGGTATCGATGTTCCCTTGCTTCATCCACTTCGTGTTCACCCGCCGCTGCGTGAACACGAACTGACTCATCCAGGCCTGCCCCACGTTGGCCGACCCCGGCCAACGCACCCCGACGTAACCGGTGGGAGGCGAGGCGGTATAGGTCACGAAGGCGGTCACGTCCTTCCCGTTGATCATGATACGCCAGATGACCTTGCCAGCCAAACGACAGTCCCCGATGGCCGTGATCTGGAACCGGTGGTCTCCGGTCAGCCCGGTGAGGCAGCTCACCGACAGGTCGATGGTCCCGGTGCCCGCCGTGAAGTGGCCCACCTCCGCCAACACATGATAGGTATCGGGAGGGCCTCCGTCTCCTACCAGGGCCGCTCGCAGGATATATCCATTTAGAGCCGAGGCGCCTAGGCCGTCGAACCCCACGATAAGGCCCAGCTCCCCGATGGAGCCCGCAGTGTACACCGAGGGGGAGAAGTGGAACCACGCCTCTATCACGCAGACCGGCGAGTAGGAGGAGAAGTTGGTGGTGTGCTGGAGGAGGTGTACCCCCGTGGTGTCGGCCTCCGTCCAGGCCAGGATACCCTCATCGGCCACGGGACCGCCCCAGGCCGCGCCCGGATTGTTCCACGTTCCGTTGAGGATGCCATGCCCGTTCATGTCGTCCATCATGCGGTACTCGTTCACCGCGATGTAGTCCTTGGCCACGAGGCCGCCGGTGGTACCCACCGCGAACTCTCCGACCAGGCCCAGACTCATGTGCTCTATGGCTATCCAGTCCAGACCCGTGAGCGTGGCCGTCCCATCCCGCACAGCTACATCCAGCTTCACGATGATGCCGGTGAACGCCGGAGCGCCAGCCGGCGAGTCGGCCCAATACCCCTCTATCCGCATGCCCCCCACGATGAGGGAGTACTCGTTGAACCAGTAGTCCGACCACATGTCGTGCTTGGGGCCGTAAAGTGGAATGGTGAAGTCGCCGATGGCCGAGCCCCCTTGCTGGCCCGGCTGCATGGTAACCACGTGCCAGGTGCTGTCGTGGAGATGGTGCAGGTCATCCACCACCAGGGTCCCGTCCAAACCCCAGATCTTGTAGTAGAGCGTGCCTAGAACCGCGTCTTCTTCCACTACCGCTGCATCCTTCCGAAGTAGGCGTTGATGCGCCCATCCACGTAGCGCCCCAGCACCTCGTTGTTCAGCACCAGCGTGACGTCTCCACCGCCCCCTGCCGCCCGCTGCTCAGGCGTCAGCACCGCCTCCCCTCCGTGGACCACCGCCAGCTGGGGCGCTCCCACGGGGCCGGGCACTATGCCGCCCGTGGCGAAGGTAAGCATAGGGCCGCCGGCCGAGCCTCCTCCGCCTCCGGAAATAGAGCCCTGTGACCAGTCCACGTGGGCCTGGTGTGCCGCTGCAGCGTCTGCCAAGCCTGGAATGCGTCCCAACCACCCAGCCAGACTGGCTGCCGCCGATGCCGCCGCTCCCAGTATCCCCGCTAGCTTGCCTATGTTTCCTATCAGGCTTCCTTCGATAAGTTGCTCGAAGTTAACTATGGCCTGCCACACTCTCTGGAACCATTCAAACAGCTGGGATACTGCCGTAGTTACGACCACGACCGCCGTGTAGAACAGCGTTAGCACCACGATGCTCAGCACCAAGGTCGCGCCCAAAGCCTCCAGCATCCGAATGGTGAGCTCGCCGTGCTGATCCATGAACTGGAACATCATGGCCACCAGCTGAAGAGCCAGGGGAAGCTCCACCTTCAGCGTAGGCTCGATCTGAGTCCACCCACGCACAATGGAATCCCACGTCGTCTGAACGTTCTTGGTGATCTCCGGCCAGTGATTAATGAAGAAGTCCACCAGGTGCGCCACAATATCCGCCAGGTCCTGAATGTGCTCTCCGATCCACGAGAAGATTTGGCCAACCACCGGCCCCATCGTGGGCAGTTCTTTGATGAACCAGTCAGTAAGTCGAATCAGGTTGCGCAGCAACCCATCCACCGCCCCCACCAAAATGTCCAGCCCCTTCTGGGCGACGGGACCTATCTGAGGGAACCGTGCCGTTACCTCATCAAAGAAAGTGCCCCAACTGACAGCCATGCGACGCACCGCATCCCCCACCGGCCCCGCCGCTGCCTCCAAAGTCTTCATGGCAGCAGGCAATCTATTCTGGAACCACTGCAGGGCTTCCAGCCCCGCTGCCGTTATCCCCGGGGCCAGCTTAGCCACCGCGTCACTCAGCTGACCGACCACCGGAAGAGCAGCGGTGCCTATGGTGTTGGAGATTTGGCTGAGTGTCTCCTTGAACCCATCCATGGGGTCCTTCAGCCCCGCTATCTCCACCTTCAGGGCCGCTACATGCTCCGTGTAAGCCTTCTGCTGAGCTGTCCCCCACTGACCAGCCGCTATCAACTGGTCTCTCTGCACCCCCAGCGCTGTCACCTGATCCTGGAGAGCCTGCGTAGAGCTTTGAAACGCCTTGTCAGCCAGGAACACAAAGGCCGCCCCAAGCAAAGCAAACGGCCCTAGCGCCAGCAGCACCGTGGCCATGAGGCCAGCCAGCCCCGCTGTGAAGCCCGTAAGAACCACGGTGGCTCCCACCACAGCCTCAATGAAAGGCAACAGCACCGTGGTTGCCGCTATCAGGGCCACCACCAGGACCTGAACCAGGAACGGAGCCTTGTCAAACTCGTTGAGCAGACCAGTTATGAAGGGGATGGCCTTCTGGTTGGCGTCAGCATTGTCATTGGTAGCTTTCTTGGCCACCTCCTGCGCCGCTGCGTTGGCCAACGTGGCTTCCATGAGCCCGGCGGTAACCACAGTGAGCTGGAGCATGCGATTCTCCACCTCTCGCAGCGCCCGCGCCACATCCTGGATGGAATCTATTCCAACGGCGGCTGCCGCCAGGATGATCTCTAGGGTCTCTTCATCCACGGTTCTTGGCTTGCTCCTGCCTGATCAACATGATGACTCGGAACTCCTCCAGGTCCTGCTCGTGCGCTTCATCTACCAGATGAGGCGGCCAGATGCCAAACTCCTGGCAGAAGGTGTAGCGCTCTAGAGCGCGTTGGGCTCCGGCATGGGCGATCGGGTATCCGGAAAGGATGCCCCCGACCGCCTGCCGGAAGGAGGGTCGGCCACTGGCTTCTTCATGCGCTTCTTGGCCGCCGCCTGAAGCACATCATCATCCTCCTGCTCCAGCCCGTCCAGCGTGGCCACGGTGATGGGGAGAATGTTGCCGGCCTCATCGTCCAGATTCCACTCGACGATAAGTCGCATCATCCAGGTGTCGAAGTACGCCTTGGTGTGGTACTTGGTCAGCATGCCACGCTGAGCCGTAGGATCCTCGGGATCCACGGCCACCTCCTCCCGGTCCTCCGGGCTCAGACCCTGAAGTCCCACCGTCCGGATCTTTAGCATGGCCTCCTGCGCGGCCAGCCTGTCCCCCCTCGTAGCCTTGGTCTTCATGCGGACCCAGTACCCCGATGGGAGATCAATCTGCTCGGTCTCCGCTCTGCCGCCGTACGCCATTCTTCTATCCTCCCTACTGTCTAGTACGCCGTCGCGCGCTGGTTGTAGACCACCACCTTGATGGGCGATGTCGACCCGTCGGTGGCGTTGTCCACCGCCTCCCAGGTCCCCTTGAGCTGGGTGAAGTTGCCTCCGTGATCGAACGCCGTCGGCTTGAGGAATGCCACCTTCGACATCTGGTACAGGATCCTCGTCGACGAGGTATCAATCGTCATGGCCACGGAGGGCTGGACGTTGCCGATGTAGTAGTTGAACTCGGTGTAGTCATCCGGCACCACCAGGAAGGTGCCTTCCACCGTGAGCTGGTCCGAGATGGCCGAGCTGGCCGACGTCGTCCCGTTCATCCCGAAGATCTGCTGGTTCTTCGCCTTGAATGCGTAGTCCCACCCGATGAACCGCGCATTGGCCACGCCGCCCACCACCAGCGACGCCTGCCACGGGATGTCGAACGACTCGGCCGAGTAGGCCGGGAACGACGGTGTCGCGATGTTCGAGCCCAGTTTGCCCAGGCCCTTGGCCGTCACCTGCATGGCTCCGGGGTTGGCCAGCTTGATGTCCAGCTCGTCGAAGTAGATGCCCGAGACCTGCCGGGCGTTGGCCCCGTTCAGACCATCGAACTTGGCCCCCGTATACGACGGTGGCTGCCCAGTGTTCAGCGTAGTGAGAGTGTGCGAGAACAGGGTCTTGACCGCCGCGCCGCCCGCGTGCGCGAACTTGAAGGAGTTGAGCCCCGTGCTGGGCACCGTCCACACATTGCCCGCGATGGACGTAGGCACCACGATCTCCTGCGTGGCCAGCCCGGCATCGACCAGGAAGATGTCGCCAGTCACCGACGATCCGCCGGTTCCTGGGGTGTAGGTGGCCGCTGCGCCCCCCGCCGCCACCGCCGTAATGGTTCCCGTCCGGGCCGTGCCGGCTATGGTGTCCTGCCCGAGCAGGGCCATCAAGAAGTGGACGGAGTCGTCCCCGTAGAACGGCATGTTGGCCAGCGTCACCGCCGTGTGGCCAGCAGCGAAGTAGATGGCCTTGGTGGCCGCGCGCGTCCCCCGGAGGCCCTTGTCCTTGATGGGATCCTGGTCTTCCTGGAACATGGGGTTGTCCACGGAGACCATGAAGGTGGGCGGGCTGATGGGCGTCCCCCAGACGGTCTCCTTCGCGAATCCCGCCTTTACGGTCCAGTTCGGCTGCGGCACTTGATCCTCCTAGGCCGGCGATATGAGTTCGGTTAGGGGCAGTGTAATGATGACCTTGAAGGTCACCAGGGCCAGGTCCGGATCCGTCGGCATCATGGCCTGGACCTGGATGTCCTCTCCGATGTGCGTGAGGGTAGAGCTCTGGCCATCCACGGGATCGACCAGCGGCACCTGCCCGGCCAGAGGGGCGCGAAACACCCAGAGCATGCGCTCTACCAGGGTGTCGAACCCATCGCCCCCCACCTGCGGGTCCTTGTGGGAGGTCTGCAGCAGCAGGTTGAGCCGATAGGACAGCTCCTTGGTGCCTTGCCCCCGTGGCCCCCGAAAGCGCTTCTCGGGCCGCAGGTACAGGCCGGTTACCGCCATGCACTCCGCCCCGTTCAGATCCTCTCTTGGAAACTGGGTGTACACCTGGATCTTGGCCCACGGAAGCCGGTCCATGGACACCGTGGCGGCCTGCCCCCCAATGTACGCCTTCACGGCCAAGATGCTCACTTGCCTAGCACCCACTTGGCCACACCGTGGGCCTTCTCCAGGATGTCCAGCTTGGCCAGAGCCAGGGCGCGCTTGGGGAAGGGATTGGGAGCGTTCCCGGGGTGCATCACCCGTCGGACGGGATGCAGAGCCCCGGGCCACCACAGCGCATGCTTGCCCACATGAGCACGAATCTCGTGGGGGCGCGTACCCTTGCGCACGTACACCGAGTAGGTCGCTCGCGTGGTGAAGTGCGCTCGGTCTCCCACCACGTGCGCCTCTATGGTGGAAGCCATGAACCCGGTCCGCTTGGGCGCCTCCGCCCGCAGGGCCTGGACCATCACATCGGCCCCTTCCTCCACCACCTTGTGGGGGGCCAAATGGAACTTCTCCTGGGCCGCGACCAGCCGCGCCAGCATCCCGAAGAATCCGAAGGATCGCACATCTAGAGCTACGCCCATGTCACCATGCCAGCGGCTTGCGCCGCCAGATCCCCTTCACGTTGAGCTCGGTCTGGGCACGCGGGCACAGCCGCTGGCGCCTGGCCGCCATCACCTGAAGGCCGTGCCCTATCTGGGCGCCCGGTGCCGCCTGGTACATGCCCTTGGCACCGTACTCGTCTCCGGTCACTCGCCACCACTCCACCTGGGCACAGGTCGCATCACGCAGAGCCGCTATCACCACGGGGTCGGTGGCGTTGCCGGCGGTATCGGTCACGTAGTAAGCGGAAGACAGCTCACCCTTCACCAGCGTCGTAGCACGCTCCAGCCGTCGCTCATCGCCCGGCCCCAGGGAATCCTCCCCGGTGTACGCGGCAAGCTCAGCCATCGTGGCGTAAGCCATCTCCTCCTCCTAGATTGTCGGAACCTGAACCGACGGCAGCACCGTCCAACGGAAGCGCTGCGACCGGTACTTGTTCACCGTGTTGCCCACCCACAGCTCGCCTTCGTAGTCCCCCGGCGTAGCCATGCTGGTAGACCCCCAGGCCCAAGACACATCGCCCGGAGTGGCGGTCTGGTCGGCCAGCGTAGCCGTGATCTCGGTGGGCGTGGTGGTGTTCCACCGCCGGAACTCGAACTTGGAGGTGAAGGTGGGAGACCCAGCCAGAGAATCCCGCGACCCATCCGCCTTGAGGAAGGTGAAGAGCACGGGCTCGGGCACCTCTCCTTGAGAGTATGGTCCCAGCCTTATCGTGTTGTCACTCACCTAGCTCTCCTTCTGCCATCTTGCGTTCCATCCGGCCGATAGCCGGTCCGACCCGTTCCCGGTCGCTGCCCAGATCTTCCCGCCACCGGCCGCGCTCCGCCCCAGACC